CGACAGCCTGCGGCACAAGATGACGGACTGGTTTATCCGCAACCTGCCGCTCGACCATCCCGTCATCATGCGGCATTTCGGCAGTTACGACAGCGCCAGCGGGCAGACGGTCAGCCAGACGACGGCGCTGCAGCTCGCGACCGTATGGGCGTGTGTGCGCCTCATCAGCGGCACCGTCGGCACCCTGCCGCTGCCGGTCTACCGCACCGACGCGCGCGGCTACCCCGTGGTGGCGCGCGATCACTGGCTCTATAGCCTGCTGCACGAGCGCCCCAACGCCGACATGACGCCGTGCGAGTTTTGGGAGAGCATGACGGCGTGCCTGCTGCTGTGGGGTAACTGCTACGCGCACAAGGATCTCGAGGGCTTTCGCACGCGGGCCCTGACGCCGCTGCGCCCCGATCACATGCAGGTCAAGCGCGACGACGTGGACGGGTTTCTCGAGTACCACTACCACGACCCGCGCACCGGCGCCCTGCGCGTTTATCCCGAAGAGCAGATCTTGCACGTCAAGGGCTTCGGGCTCGACGGGCTGACCGGGCTAAGCCCGATTGCCGCTGCCCGTCATTCGCTCGGCAACGCGATGAGTGTCGAACAGACGGTCGGGCACACCTTCCGTAACGGACTTCGACCGAGTGGCGTCGTCAGTACCAAGCAGCTCTTGCGCAAGGATCAGCGGGTCGAGGCGCGCGAGTGGATCGAGAAGCAGGTCGCCGGGCTAAGCAACGCCGGTAAGTTGCTTTTTCTCGAAGCCGGCATGGAATACAGCGCTTTGAGCATCCCGCCGGCCGACGCGCAGATGCTCGAGACTAGAGGCTATCAGGTCGAGGAAATCTGCCGCATCTTCGGCGTGCCGCCGCACATGGTCGGCCACATGAGCAAATCGACATCCTGGGGCACCGGGCTCGAAAGTCAGGTCATGGGCTTTCACACCTTCGGACTGCGGCCGACGCTGGCGCGCATCGAGCAGGCGTGCAACCGGGCCCTGGTGCCGCCGGGCGAGCGCAACAGCCTTTGGTGCGAGTTCAAAATCGACGGGCTGATGCGGGCCGACAGCGCCGGCCGCGCCGCGCTCTACTCGGCTTACAGCCAGAACGGCATCATGACGCGCAACGAGATCCGCGCATTGGAAAACCTGCCGCCCATAGTCGGCGGCGATGACCTGACCATTCAATCCAACCTCATCCCGGCGCGACTGCTCGGGCAGGTGACATCGACCGCGCGACAGCAGGAAACCGCACCATGACGCAAATCAAGCAGCTCTCGCCCGTTCTCGAGCTCAAGGGCATCGACGACAGCGGCACCTTCGCCGGCTACGCCTCCGTGTTCGCTGTGACCGACAGCCACAAAGAGCGGACCGTGCCGGGCAGCTTCGGCATGTCGCTCGCCGATCACAAGCGGCGCGGCTCTCGCCCGAAAATGTTTTGGCAGCACGACCCGCGCGAGCCGATCGGCAAGTGGGTCGATCTCGCCGAGGATGGGCGCGGCTTGTACGTCGAGGGCAAGCTCAACATGGGCGTGCAGCGGGCGCGCGAGGCTTACGAGCTGCTCAAAGAGGGCGACATCGACGGGCTTTCGATCGGCTACTACGCCGAGGATACCGAGCCCGATCCGAAGCGCGCCGGCGTGACGCTGCTGAAGCGCATCAATCTCGTCGAGGTCAGCATCGTCAGCATGGGCAGCAACAGCGCCGCGCTGATTGATAGCGTCAAGTCAGAATACTACGCGCAGTTGCGCGAGAAATTGTTGGCGGGGGAGCCGCCGACAGAACGCGAGCTCGAGCGTGGATTGCGGGATGCTTTCCAACTGAGCCGCGCCGAAGCCGAGAGAGCCGTGCGCTCGTGCTTCGCGACTAGCCGAGGGGAGCTCGGGCATGCACCGGACACAGACGCTCTACAGGCGATTGCGGCACTCCGCGACGCACTCAAGAGCTTCGCCTAACACCTAAATTCAGGGGCAAAAAATGCCGGATGGTTCTTTCGATACGTCGGCGCTGGCCGACGTAAAGCAGCTTGCCGTCGAGCTCAAAGCGGCGAGCGATGCGGTGCTCAAGGCACGCGACGTGACGCAGAACGAAATGCGCAACTTGGGGCTCGTCACGGGCGAAACCAAGCAGCGCGTCGATGAGGCGTTGCTCAAGCAGAACGAGCTGCAGGCGCGCATCGACGACGTTGAGCAGAAGATGGCGCGCCGCAACGGTGCTGCCGAGCCTGCCGCCGCCAAGAGCATCGGGCAGCAGGTCGTCGAGGCCGAAGCGGTCAAGGCGTACATGTCGAGCAAGCCGCGCGGCTCGGTCAAGGTGGCGCTGAAGGCGATCACCAGCGTTACGACCGACACTGACGGCAACGGCGGCGTGCTCATCCGCCCGGACCGCCGGCCGGGCCTGCTCGAGCTGCCGCAACTGCGCATGACCATCCGCGATCTCATCATGCCGGGGCAGACCGACAGCAACAACGTCGAGTACCTGCGCGAAACGGCGTTTACCAACAGCGCAGCATCCGTGCCCGAGCTCGAGCTCAAGCCCGAGAGCACGATGCGGTTCGATATGGTCAATACACCTGTTACGACCATAGCGCACTGGGTACGCGCGTCTAGGCAGGTGCTCGACGACGCCGCACAACTGCGCAGCATCATCGACGAGCGCCTGCGCTATGGGCTGCGGCTCGAGGAAGAGGCGCAGATTTTGGCGGGCACCGGCACCGGCGGCGACCTGCAGGGCATCCTGCCGCTCGCGACTGCGTACTCGGCGCCGATCACCATCACCGGGGCGACCGGGCTCGACCGGCTGCGGCTGGCTATCCTGCAGGTGCAGAATACCGAATATCCGGCGACCGGCATCGTCATGCACCCGAATGACTGGGCCGGCATCGAGTTGTCGAAAACCGACGACGGCGCGTATCTGTTCGCCAATATCCAGGGCACGGTGACACCGCGCCTGTGGGGGCTGCCGGTCGTCACGACCAGCCGCATCACGGCGGGCACGTTCCTCGTCGGCGCCTTCCGCCCCGGTGCACAGCTCTTCGACCGTCAGGATGCGGCAGTCGAGGTTTCAACCGAGGATAGAGATAACTTTATCCGTAACGCTGTTACGGTCTTGGCGGAAGAACGCCTCGCGCTTGCCGTGTATTTACCGCAGGCTTTTGTGACAGGATCAGTGGTTGGTGCGTAACAGCGTTTATGCACGTTAGGGCAGTAATGACGGCCATGATGCTTTCGGGCAAAATGAGCGAAGCCAGCCGGGTCGGCTACCCTGGCTGGCTTCTGTCAACGATGAGCGAAAGGGGCTCAACGATGCCTAATGCACATGATACGGCGGCGTCTGCCGTGCGCACAATCATTTGTGCCGTCTGCGCTTGCGTGACAAAACGGACGGGCTCAAAGCAGCAGGTATGCCCCGACTGCCGCTTGCAATGGGACGCGCGCAAGGCTCACGAGCTTTACCTTCGCCGCAGGGGGCCTGCAACGCCTGACGTCCTGACCTGCCGCTTGTGCCAAGCCGAAGCCACCAAGACGAGCAGCAACCAAAAGGTTTGCATCGCCTGCCGCCCCGAATGGGCTCGCCTATGGAGGCAGCAGCAGAAGCCAAAGGCTGCACGTCTGATGACTTGCGCCGAGTGCAAAAAGGAGTGCGCGAGAGGCAGCAACGGGCAAAAATTTTGCCATGACTGTCTTGCGACGACGGTGCGGGAGCGACGGCGCGCCGCCGCAGCCGATGCGTATAAGCGGCGTGCTCTAACCACTCCGCCCCGAGTGCCTGCGCTGGCGAGCGTGGGAGAGTGTCCTACATGCCAGAAGGATTTTCATAGGAGAAGCAGCGGGCAGAGGCTTTGTGCCGACTGTCAGAAGGCTGCCAATCGAGACAAGGGCAGAAAAGCAGTGGCTGCGCGAAGGGCAGCCGCCCGCGCTGCTGCACCTGCGAAACCTGTTGTTGTTTGTGTTGTCTGCCTAGAACCTGTGCCGAAATCAGCGGGACGAGGCGCACACAACAAAATGGCCTGTGATGATTGCCGACCTGAGTTTGACCGGAGACGGAATAACGCATGGGCAAGTAAGATGAGGAAAGCCGACCCGGCGTTTGTGCTGAATTCACAGATGAGCTCGGGAATAAGCAAAAGCTTGGGAAAAGGCGTTAAGGCAGGCAGGACATGGCAAAGCCTTGCAGGCTACACAGCCGAGCAGCTTATGCGACATCTTGAACGGCAATTTGTTGAAGGGATGACTTGGGAGAACAGGGGCGCCGATTGGCACATTGACCACATAATTCCGCTGTCGTCGTTCAAGTTCTCGTGCGCCGAAGACAGGGAGTTTAAAGCGGCGTGGTGCCTGTCAAACCTGCGCCCGTTATGGGCGCAAGACAATCTCGAGAAACGA